TCTAACACGACCCTTTATACTGCAACAAGCTGCTGCTTTATAAACGTATACAATGACTTTAAGAGCGGGGTTTATGATACGGTTATCTCAATTAACGGCGCGGAAACATCGTACCTGTCGCCAGAGAGGAATAGGGCAAATGTTGGAGTCATGCTGAACCCCGGCGACTCACTACAAATAAAGGCCAGCACAGCCTATACCTCTGGCTGGACTAGGCTCGATGTTTACCAATTATCTATAGGTAGTTAGCCATAATTTCTGGCCACTCTCTTGAGGACATTTCCCTGGCAAGCTTTTTTGCGGGTTACCCCACTCTATGCACATAAATATTCGGCGAATAGGCCGTAATAGTTGAGGCACTTCCTCCAGCGCCTCCCCAGAGCGTAGCGGTCACGGTGCCGGTGCTTGTTGCGGTGTAAAAATAGTAGACCGTTCTACCCACTTCTACATTGCTGGTCGTAATGTTTTTATATCTATCTTGGTTTGGCATGCCAGTAACTAGTACTGCAAAGTCAAACTCGTTAGCACCATTTGCTACTTTAGAGTAAGGGATTTGCCCCACTATCTCGTACACGCAACCAGCAATGACATCAAAATCCAGCGACAGCGAAGACGCACCAAAAGCATAGTTGCCGGGAGTGCCGATAGTAATATTTGAGGTGTTATTGGTTTCCCAGGATCGGAACACTTTATTACTACTATCACTCAAATCCTTATTAGTAAGGGTATCTGTGGTGTCCTGCCCTATGAGCTTCGAGCCGTTGGAGTAGACATCACCAGCAACATCCAGCGCCCCATTTTCAGGCATCTTATTGATACCCACACTAGCAGCACCATTATTCTGCCCCACAAACATAATAGGCGTACCAACATCAACGCTATTCGTGGTGGTGACCTGCCCGAACTTGTCGGAAATATGAAACTCAAAGTTATACTTTTTGGTGTTGTCTAGCGCCACCACGAAATCCGTTACGCTATATGCGCCGTTTACCGTATCGGCCGTGAATGCGACGGTCGTCCAGCTACCCCAAGTGCCCAAGTCTTCCTGATAGCGATATTGTAGCGTGCCGGTCGTCAGACTATTCTTATTCGCTCCACCAATAACTAAGGGCGTGTAAGTGCCTTCAATATGTACCGTCGTATCCGTACCAAAGTTATTTTCACGGGTTAAGGTGGTCGTAATCGTCGGTGCAGCGTAGTCGTAGACTATAACATCTTGGCTGGCTTTGGTGGCATTGTTACGGCTGTCGTAAGCCGTTACCTGAATCGTCCTGGTGCCAATGGTCGCCGGTGCGCTAAAACTAGCCGACACCGTGTTTACAGCATCGTAAGCAACCAGTTGCGAACTACCATCGTAGGCAATGGCGTAGTGGTCTTCGCTAGCCCCTTTTATGGCCGTCATCTTATCTGTGGCTGGTATATCCACTTCGAGGGTAGATTGACCCTTGACTAATACCTGGTCATTGCCAGTAATGGCCGTGACGGTCGTATTGCTGTCTTTGTAGGTAAAGGTATCGAAGGTCGGGCTAGCATCGCGTAAGTAGGCCGTAACGGTAACATTAGAGTGTGCTTTGACCTGGTTGTTGTATTGGTCAATGTAGAGCTTCAGGGAGTTAGCCGTCGGGATGTGGTTCTGCATGGTGGTAATTTGACTGGATGTTGGCGTCCAGACCACTGATGAACCGACCGAGTTAATGGTCTGCAGCACCGCACCGCTGCTGTTGTCCATGCGGAGGGTAATCGTGTGCGTGAAGCTGCTGGATTTGCGGTTGGTGTAAATCGTTAAGGCCGTGCCTAAGTCGTAATGGCCTGAGTCGTTGGTCGTTACCTGTGAGTTGCGGGGGATAGTTGGCAATGTATACGAACCGCTGCCCGAGAAGTTGCCATCGTCTATAAACCAGCCGGAAATATCCAGGCTAATTGTTTTTGTGCCGTCCGAGTTATGGTCAACCCATTTAGAGCCGGACTTGAGCTGGTGCTTGCCATTGCCAGACAATCCCGACCATGTACCGGATCCGACCGAACTGCCGCCGTTAATATGGATGGAGTTAATCTTGGTCGAATTAGAGCCTAAATAGCCGTTGTTATCAATCTCGACACCGGCCTGCCATTTAATGTTCGAGCTGTTACCCGATATATCCTGGCTGGATAGCTGCCAACTTAGGTAGAACCGATAGAGGTTATAGCCGGTGCCAGCTTTATCCCAGCCGGTGTAGATAGTGCCTGATGTTGAAGCCATTAGTTATTCTCCTTGCTGGGCGTAAAGGCCCACCCTGAATACGCGCCAAAATCCACCGGCACAATCCGCATTGGTGCCATGCTTATCTGCTGGTCGGCTTTCAGTTTGCTTACATTGGTTTCGTCGTCGTTAAAGCCGAATATCCGTTCGCCTCCCGCCTCTTGTTTGTGGACCTCAAAACCGAGGGCGTCGATTTTGGTGTAGTTATTCTGGTAAATACTAGACCGAACCGTAATGCCTTCGTCTGTCATAGCAACACTGGAGTTCATAACTTCACCGTTAGCCTGCGTCCATTCGTGGCGGGTCTTGCCGGGGGCGAGTATCACATCTGTTACCTGCAAGTCGGCGTCGGCGTCAGAGGTTATGGCGATGTCGTAGTGGTCATCTTTCGGCAGTATTCCCTCCAGGCTCACCACCTCCCAGAAGTAAGAGGTCTGGTCGGGTAGGTCTATTGTGAGAGTCTCATTGCGGTTGGTCAGCGTAATCGAAGCCGTGCCGACGGTGTTCTTTTTGACCCTGGCGCTGATTGAGTAGTAGGTCTTCTCATCTTCAGTGATAAAATCAACATCCTTACGAACGGTGACGGTCTGAGTGGCCGTCATGTCAGACAATGTAAAGGCGTTACCGCTTACCGCCCCGGCGGCCAGTGATTCCGGTGACGCCTGAATAGTAAACGAACCGCTGCCGGTCATCGTCCACTTGTCAGGATTGCCGGAATCGTCAAAGGCATACATAACGGAGTTTTTCAGCAAGTTGACCCCGCCCGCACCCTGCACGGTAGCAATAATGCTTTCGTTATTTTGCAGCAGTTCGGTGTACTTGGTATTCACGACACCGTCATAGTTGTACATGTCAGATACCAGCGCGTCGATGGTGCCTTGTTGCTTGTCTACCTGTAATGTCGTGTTACGGAGATTACCGCGTAGCTTGGAATTACCGGCTTTGGTGTAGTCGGTCTCGGTCAGGTCGGGTTTGTTGGTGTAGAGGTTTTCGGATATGCCGCCGTCGATGGTCAGTTTTGTATTCCAGACAACCACGCTCTTGCTGTCGCCCGCATCGTCAGTAATCGTGAAGCGGTCGCCGATTTCAAACCAGCCTAACCCCTCTGTATCGATGTTGAACGGGTACCAGCTCACGCCGTTCACCTGGTCGAAGATGGAGCTAATAACATCCTCTCGCCGGTCGTCTATCAGCTGGTTGTTTATCAGCTTTAGTTCGGTCACACCTCGTGGCGTAAACGGTACGAAGCCGGAAAACGTACCCTCTTGGGCCAGATAGAGGTCATTGAACACCGCCGTAATCGGGTCGGCTACATCGGTGGAACCCGTCACAAACAGCCGGATTGACCAGTGGATTAGCGTGGTGTCGTAGGTAAAGGTGTAGGGTGTGCCGGGCGTAATCGTATCTTCTATCTTCGTTGTGCCGTCGTAGCGTTGCAGGGTCATTGCCGTCGTACCGCTGTCACTATCTGCACCAGCGTAGTACAGGGTGTACTGCTCACCATTGGTCAGGCTCAAATCTTCCAGGTTCAAATCGACGCTGGAATAGGCTTGTGTGGCTTGTGTCCGCCCTACCGTCGCCTGGGATTGCCCCGGTGCCCATGTCCAATAGCCGTCGCCCTCATCCGGCGTAAATGGCGCTTGAGTGGTAAAGCTCACCACATCGCCGTAACCCGTACCGATGGAGTTGACCGCGTACGCCCGCACATAGTAGGTCGTACTCGCGTCCAAGCCGGTCATTTTGAGGTCATAGGTACCAAGCCCGGCCGTTGGTGCGGTAATCGTGCGGTCATCAGTCGTCGGTGTGGTATTGGTGTCACTGAAGACGATACCGCGTTCGGTGACGGTTTGTGTACCGTCGAGCGTCACCTCGTTGCCGTTAAATTGGCTGGTAATATCCGTGGTTGCCGCCGGGCTGCCGGTTACGACGGTTGGAGCAGCCGGGGTCTGTGCTGTTTGGAAGGTAATGCTGTTGCCATAGGCGGTGCCGACGCTGTTAATGGCATAAGCCCTAGCGTAGTAGGTGGTTGAGGCGGTCAGGCCGGTCAATGAAGCGGTGAACGTCGCGCCAGTACCGGCGTCGGTTACTTTGCTGTTCGCTATGGTTGGATTGGCTGAGGTCGAGTAGACCACGCCCCGTTCGGTAATAGCCGCCCCGCCGTCGGAGTTGACAGTGGCAGCGACATCGGCCGTATTAAACGTAATATTACTTGCGCCATTGGTCGTCAGGCTGGCTAAAACAGCACTAACCGTAAACTTAGCGACTGCACTCCAGTTGCCCCAGGTATTTGAGCCTGTCACATCCTTGCCGCGAACTCGCCAGTAGTAACTTGTTCCTCGTGTTAAATCCGTAGATAAGGTATAGCCAATCTGGTTGCCGGAATAGAACGGGTCAGTTTTAGTGGTGGTGAGGTTGGCAAAACCGCTATCTGTAGCGCTCAGCTTGTCGATTAAGGGTGTCGTAAAGCTGTTACTGCTGTTTAATTGCAGCTCGTAGGTGATGTTGTCGTTATCCGGGTCGGTGCCGGTGAACTTAAGTTGTGGCGTGGTGCTATCAAAAGTAGCCGGACTATCTAATGTAACGGTTGCCTTGCCTTGCGTTTTGAAGCTAACCTGTGAGCCATAGACTACATCGGAATTAGCACCCCACTTAACGTATGCCCTAGCGTAGTAGGTGGTGTTTTGGCTCAGACTGGACAAGGTAACGTCAAACGGCGAACTGAGGGCGGTTTTCGTGCTGTCGGCCACTGTCGGGTTTTGTGTGGTACTGTAAGCCACGCCGTATTCAGAGATAGTTTGATTGTCAGGGTTAGAAGCTAAAGCGTTGTCGGTAATCGCTACGCTCGTCAGCGTCGGCGTGCCGGGCGTGCCGGTTGTTACCGTCGGGGCTTTCGGCAGGGTCGTAAACGATACGTCCGAGCCGTAAGCGGTGCCTTTTTCATTAATAGCGTATGCCCTGACGTGATAGGTCGTGTTAGAGGTTAGGCCGATAATATTAGCCGAATAGCTACCTGTCGTTGCGCCGCTGTCTTTTATTTTGTTGTCGCTGGTCGTCGGGTTGCTAGAGGTTGACCAGACTATACCGCGCTCGCTAATAGTGCCGTTATTTGCACTGGTTACATTGCCGCCACTGCTAGCGCTAGTCTTAGTTACATTAGAAGCCGCTGTAGTGGTAACGGTCGGAGCGGTGACGGTTAGGGTGGTGAATGTTCTATCAGTTGAATAACTAGTACCTTTGGAGTTAATAGCATAGGCTCGCCAGTGGTATTGTGTGCCATCGGTTAAACCGCTAAGTGTAGCGTTATATGAGCCAGTCGTACCACTAGCCGATTGTATGTTGCCTGAAGTGGTCGGATTGGCTGTTAAGCCGTAGACAAAGCCGCGCCCGCTGATGTTCGCACCACCATCAGAGGTGACATTACCGTAAACCTTGGCTGAGTAGGCTTTCACCGTATCTGCTGTGCTGCTCGTAATAGTCGGCGGCAAGGCTTCGGTGGTCATTTTGCGGATTTCCGACCAAGCACCCCATGAATTGCTGCCAGAGGGGTCTTTTGCCCGCACCCGCCAGTAGTAGTCTATGCCGCCCTTGGTCAGAGCGGTTTGCACCGTATAACTGACGGATGCGGCGCTAGTGTAGGGGTCGGTGCCACTAAAACCTAAATCTGTCGCGCTTAAAGCGTCAATTAGAGTAGTTGCAAAGGTATTGTCGGTGCTAATTTGGACTTGATACGTTACCGCTTCGCCCTCTGGGTCGGTGGCCTTCATTGTCAGGGTTGGAGTTGTAGTGGTGAGGGTAGTGTTGTCGGCGGGAGAAGTGAGAGTGGTGGTTGGTGACTGGTTAAAAGATGGGTTGATGGAGCCTAGGTAGTTATGCCCGCCAATACCGCCAGCGGAAGCACTGAGCCGAATAGAACGTGAAGCTAGAACAGCATCTTCGCTGTACACGATACCTGACATGTCCAGGGTAATCCAAGACGAACCATCAGTGGAGTATTTGGCTGTTACCGTTCCGTCGCTGTTTAATTTGAACGATACAAAACCGAACACCCCATTAGGCGTATAGGTACTAGATGAGTTATATGGCGTTCCCCAGTCGAATAGCATAAACGAGCTATCGGCAGCGATCAATGCCATGTATTGAGACAAAGCGTCGATTATGCTGATGTAAAGATTCCCAGTTCCCGGAAGTAATTCGGCAATCAATTCACTGTCAACTAAGTCATAAGTATCTGTTGAGGTTATAGAGTCAACGGTTCCAGATTGGTCGTCACCGATTTTATAACCGCCACCATAATGTCCGGTCGTAACCTGCGTTACCGTACCACTCACCGTCCAGTTTGTATTACTCCCCGGAGCCGTAGTAAGTGGGTCTACTAGGGTGGAGATTTTAGGGGGGTCTTGGGTGAGCCATAATTCACTCGTAGAGTTTGAACCTATATAAAGTGGGGTGTTCGCACCGCTCGGCATTGATGGGGAAATGTTACTGTCATTTATAGACACATATTGTCCATAGCAAGTAGCGTTCTCGGTAAACTCAATAAACGTACCTGCGTTCGTCGAATCGAGGCTTAACTTGTTAGATGAAGATGAACCGACGGCGACAAACTTATCTACTGTAATTGTCGCCCCACTACCATCAAAATTAACCGTATGCGCCGCACTGTTCTTACTCTGGATTATGAGGGAGCGGAAGGTGGGGGAGCCGGTGATGTCAAGGGTTGAGCTACCACCATTTGTAAGGCCATTGGTGCCCAAGTTCACGACTACATCGTTCATGACGTTGCCACCTAATTCCAGTAATGAAGTCTGGAATGTACCGCCAGCATTAAATATCAACTGTGCGTTGTCAGATATTATCTTGTGATTTGTGTCGGCCGTCGTGAATTGAAACGATGTCGGGTAGCCATCTGCACCGCTCATTTCTAAGATACCGTCAGTCATATCGAGGATGGTATTCCCCGTGCTGGCCTGATAGAATGTCCCGGCACTGCTTCCATCGCCCAGGATAGTTAGTTTATAACCAGCTAGATTCAGCCTTCCGTCGAGGAGCCATGCCGATGATATAGAAGCATCCTCGCTGAGCGTGACGGTATATCCGGCTTGTATATGAATAATGTCACTGGATGTCGGTGTCGCCGCACTCCCAGCCGTGCCACTTGAGGTGGCCGCCCACACAGCGTCTGTCCAGTTGCCCGATGCGCGTAAATATCTATCAGCCATTACTTATGTAGCTCCATCGTGGGCGTATGCTCATCAGGTTTTGTCAGCAGCCAGCTAGTCGTCCACTGCTGGTCGGCTTGCCATTGGATATATGCACCGAGCAAAAAAGCGAAGCAAAGGAAGAATGTCACCAGCACAGCGTCAGAGATAGCCCGTAAGTGCCTCATGCTGCATCCTGGCTGTAAGTAACATTAAACTTGTTGAGGTCTAAGATATTGCGTGTGGTCGGTGTATTGATATCCACTTCGTCCTGCAAATACACATCATCGTTCTGCGGCTGTCGGGATAGAACCAAAGAGTTTATGCCGCCGTACTTGTCCTCTAACGAGTACTTGAGTAGGTTGTCATAGGTCAGCACTTCGCCGGTGTCCTGAATCGGGTCGAGCCGCAAGTTGCCATTCGGTATTATCCGAGCGTTGCGGCCGGTGACTTCGCAGATGTCCTCTAGTACGTCTCGGAACGTCGTATCCTGAATATCAACATAGGGGTCGGCTTCAATAGACAAGGAGCCGTTATATATTTCTGTATTCTCCAAGACCACTCCGGCACCGGAGCACACTGCTTGTAAGTAGCCGGATAAATCAATCGGGAAATCCGAGACTGAAGTATAGGGTTGCTGGAATTGCAGCATATTGTCGTAGCCCTCAAGGTCGGTGCTGCCGGTGTCTTGGTTGTACTTAGCGCTGGTGATAGTGAACTTGCCCTTGAGCATCCAGTCCCAATCATCGTCGTGGTACACACCGTAATAAGCGTCGAGCATCGTATTGACCAAATCATCTCGTTGGCCGGTCAGCGAGGCCGTGAAGTGGCTCATAGCCGTTTTTAAGAAATCGCCAGTAGCGTCGATGGAGTATTTAATCAGGCCGGAGTTGTCGTGCAGTTCCGTGCCGTCTTGGAGTACCACATAACCGGCTACCCGTTTAATCGGTGCTTGCTGGGCGGTATGAAAAGCCGATGTGACCGCTAACACTAATTTGTCCTTGTTACTGGGTTAAAATCGATGGGGATGGTGTTGTACAAGCCGATCTGCTTGAGCAGCAGATCCAGATCATAGCTATCAACGTAGTAGTTAGCCGTTTTGGTGGTCTTAGATTTGGGGTCAAAGTAGGTCAAGCCGAAGAAGTCCTGGTCTAACAGAGTAACTAGAGCAGCCACATCATCTTCTTGCAGTTTGCCACCGAACTCGCCGGTTATCTTAACCCAAGTGCCGAGCAAAGTGCCGCGAAAGTCGCCAGCCATATTCGTGTCTTGGTCTTTCCAGACTTTTTGATAGCTGACTTTGTAGGACTTCAGGCCCGGTACGGTCTGATTGTCAATTTTGAGCAGTGTAGCATCGGGTACAACCATAATTTTGCCAATTAAAAACGGCCCCGCACAAAGGCGGAACCGCGTTTTACTGGCTATATTATAGCACTAAGCCTAGTCTTTTTGTACTGAGCCGTCCTTGTTATAGAAGTCGTGCGCGTCAAAATAATCACCATCAACGCCTATCCTATCAAGTTGGATATTGCCACCCTTTGTACGACTGACATAACAGTCAAACCAGACGGATGCACCCGTATCTTTATTCTTGCCATTCCAGCTAAGGTTATATATGGGACGGCCCTCTTTAGTGTATGAGCCAAGACTATCAATGAATACTGGCGCATAACTAAGCGTGACAATATCTGTTTTGCTCACATTGACATAATTTTGCAGCAAGCCCGCATTTTCACAGTATTTTTCGGCATCATTTTGAGTGATTTGTGCGGTATCTTTTTCAGAAGTTGTTTTTGCGGTTTGAGAAATATTGGCGGCTTTTTGCATGTTTACATCATTGTTTTTATGAAAGCCGGTGAATAATAGCACAATGGCTACGATAATTATCGCCCCAACTATTACGCCCCCGACGATAACATTTTCATTATTGGGTGTTGGTTCTTTTTTGGGCTGCTTCTTGTCCATACTGCCTCTCGTGGCTACGCTTTACTATCAATTGCTGTCGAATATACCACGAAAAGACATATATTTCAAGTTACACTTGGATAATGGTGGCGTTATTCATGAGCGAGCGATTATTTATGCCTTTTACTACCTTATCAACAATAGTTTCCTCGCCAATCTTAACGATAATTTGATTTACGCCGCCCCTGCTAGATATGTCAAGTTTCGGCATACCGGTAGATTGGTCTACGGCCGATTGTGGCAATACATATTCGCCCTTGTGAACGATACCGGCAATCTCATCCACACTACCAACCCCAGTAAACCCGCCGCTGGCATATCCGTTGCCTTTACCGAAGGTAGCCACAAAATCGACTACTGGTTGGCCCACGGCATTTTTAGTAGTCTTGACGGTGACGGTGCTACCGTCTAGCCTCTTTATTTTCTCGCCAGCCTTGAGCGCGTCGTCCCCCACACCTTGTATTTGTGTTCTCGTATTTTTTATTGCGTTTAAAAGGCTTTTGTCTCTTGCAACCTCATCTTGTTTGTTTTGTAAATCTTTCAAAGAATCTTTTGTGTTATTTTGCGCCTGCTTCAAATCGAACTGTGCCTGCTTGAGATCATGAAGCGCCTGTTGGGCTTCAAGAGAGTGCGGCCCAAACTGTTTAACAATATCGTTATAGTTTTTTTGCGCCTCTTTTACTGCCAGTGCAGCCCCTTCCTCATTTAGCTGGCTTTGTGCCAGGTTATCCTGGGATTTTTTTAGACTATCTGTAGCTGTTTTTAGGTTTTGTTGAGCCTCCTTCAGACTATCAGCTTGCTCTTTTTGGCTAATAAAATGCTGCGTAACAGCTCCCACTGCTAGCACAAGCCCCGCCAAGATTGCCCCGAAGGGAGTTGCTAAAAATGCGCCCAATGTCTCAAATGACGCCAACAGACTGGGAATTACTATTAACCGCAGATTATTGAACCCCAGTATTATCGCATCAATAGCCGCATCAATAGCCATCTTCGCCTTCAGAACCAAAAATGCAGTCCCGAGGGCGGCTAGCACTGGCGACAAGGTTATGCCTACGTTGACCATATCTCTTATACCTGACACTAGAACAGGGATCGCGTCGGAAATACCTCTTAAAGCGCCTTCAAATATATTGCCAAAGGTGCTGATGGTGTTTGAAATATTCTCAGACCCGATGGCTTTCATGATGTCTGTCAGGCCGCGCGTGATTGCAGTCTTCATATTCGCCCACCCAGTCTGTATACCTTTCGTGGAGTCACGCGCCTGTTTTTCGAGCGAGGCCATGCCACCGCCGCCATCTTTGTCGAGTTTCTGCAGCTCATCGGTAAAATCTTGGACAGTCAAGGTGCCGTCGCCGAAGTCAGATTTAAGCTGGCTAATGCTCTTGTGACTATCTTTTGCCATTGCCGAGAATACAGGGGTTAGGCCGTTTTGTCGTAGGCTATTCCAGGTTTGGGCATCCAACGGGCCGTCCATTGGCAACTGAGACAGTTGGAACACTGCGCCCCGCACTTCGTCAGCTGAGCCGCCAAAAGCCAGGATGCCATCATTTAATGCTTTATAAGTTTTTGTGGAATCTTTAAGGTTGCCACTCACAGACGCAAGTGCTTCCACCCCGCCCACTGCGTCATCTAGTGAAGTCGGCAGCCCGAGTATAGACCTATTCAAAAAGTCCATTTGGGTTTTCGTGTCTTTGGCCGAGAAACCCATATTTTGGAAGACGCGTTGAGAGTTATTCAGTGTGTCAAGGCGCTTGGCAGCACTACCAACCGAGCTAGTAATAAGGTTTATACCTTTGCTGACAAGCGCTTGAGCGGCGCCAGCAATCACGCCAAAAGCAGTAGCCGAAGTCTTGCTCACCGCGCCTGACTGTTTGCCCAAGCCATCAAGTTGATTAGTGATGGCTGAAATCTGTTTTTGAAAATCCTTTGACTGTGCTGTAATTAGCACTTGTAATTCATCAATAGTTAGTGTGCCTGCTGCCATATCTATTTCTTTCTGTAGCGTTGTTTAGCATATTGCATAAAGCTTTCCACTGAACCCTTAGGTTTATCAGATTCCGCCAAGGCTGGCTTTTTTGGATAGTGTTTCGGATCGTTTACGCCGAATGATATGTACTTGCCGAGTAAGTGGTTGAGCTGATCGACTCTTTTGGATTCAATATCAAGATGTTTCGTGTATCCTTCAGCACACTGTTTAAACTGGCCGACAGTAAGCTCCCAATATTCCGCAATATGTATGCCAATCTGAAACGCTAGGCTTTCATTGCTTCGCCAGAGTTCTGTGAAATTTCGGCCGATTGAACTGCTTGAACTTTCTCCAGTTCCTTTTGTATTGCTGGATCCGCCAGCACTTTCGCTAAAAAACCCGAACCTTTGAGGGCTTCTCCTGCTATGGCGCAGGCTTCTGTTATACCGACTTTCTCGATGAGGGCGTCAGCTTCTTCTTCAGAAACGCCGCCTGAAACCAGGATGAACATCAGGCTACTAATGCTGCCAGTAGTCGGGTCGCCGAGTAACAAGTCCATCTCCTTAAAGAAATTAAGGCCGTATTCGCGTTCTGCCCTGGCAATGTTGCTAGCTTTGTAGTTCAGCTCTGGCATATGTATCTCCGTTTTCCGTCATCACGTTAGTTTATGGTTGGGGCGTTTACCCGCGCCCCGTCGGGTTAGGCGCTCTCTGCGTAAACAGGCTTGCCGCTGACTCGCAAAGTCATGGTGACTTTAGCGAGGCCGTCAGTAGTCTGTTCGCCGTGTTCAAAGCCCTTAATAAAAGCGTTGAAGCCCAGCGTAGCCAGTGCGGTCACGCCGTCGTTATCGGTGAAACCAATAACCCAGGCGCGGGTGTCACCAGCCGCAAAAATTGCGTCCAGCTTGGTTACCGTGCCGTCGAAGACGTTGTTAATCTCTACGTCGAAGTCACCAGAGTCGCTTGCGCCCTGGATGAACTCTTTAGCCATGTTCGGGCTGTCGAGAGTCGTGACATCGATTTCGTCAGTTTCGGTCTTGATAGCACCGATTGAGGCGATACCACCAACAACGGTGTCTTCGGCTTCAGCTCCGGCCTTGGTTAAGGTCAGGGTGTTAGCCATTGTTCGTTTTCCGGCCATGATTACTCCTTATTAGTTAGTTTGTAATCCCGTAAATCGGGTGTTGATATGACAAATGTTTTCGGGGTCGGGTACATCCGTGCAGTAACTTAGACGGTAGCCAATCCCTCGTAGTTTTGTTTCGGTTTGAGCCAATAAATCATCAGCGTTTGAGCTGTTAGAGGCCCATATATCGACAGTTACTTCAACGCTTTGGCTGTTTATCTCGTTGTCGAGGTTCAGTTCAGCTGCGTTGTCGCTGACAAAGAACGTGATAGCCGGTACTTCGACGATGGTTTTCTGTGAGCCTTGTAGCACCGTTACGCTAGGTATCGAGCTGAGGGCGGTATATACGTCGTGTTTTGGTAAGTACATCTAGAGTCCTTTGTGAGCTTTTACTATCTCAGTGATGATGAGCGTTTTAGCTTTGTCTTTGTTTTTCTGTAGGGCCGGGTGCAAGTACGGTTCGGCAGCCTGTCGGCTGGTGCCAAGTTCCACATAGGCGGCGTACTCGACGTTTGTGCCTACGGTGGCTTGTGCGCCATCGCTGGTTTTCTCTGTCCGGCCGGAGATTGAGCGCTTTAGCGTACCGGTATCGACCGGCACAATCATCTTGGCGCTGCCCTCTACGAGCGCTCCAGCCTTACTGACACCGCTTGCGATAGCGTCACGGGTTGCCGGGTCGAGCTTCCTCAGCTTGGCTTGTAAACTGGACAACCCTTTAACGGTTACTGCCATTTGCTGCCTACAATCGTAAGATGCGAGTCGCTTGGCACTACGCCGGTCGCTTTGAAGTTAGTGCCGTCTACTTGAAACAGCCCGTCTGCTTCCAGCGTTACGTCCGTAGGACAAGTCAGGGCGACATCTATCTGCTCGGTCAGGCCGAGGTCAGATTGAACCGCGCCCAAGTTGGTGTAACGCACATTTGCTTTAAAGGTGCTACCGGCGGTGCCGGTCTGTTCAACCCAGCCGTCTGTGGAGGTCGTAGTTTTTACCAGTTTCGTCACCGTCTTGTCGTAGAACGTGTCTGCGATTGTCTGGGTAAAGTTAGCTGGTAATAACATGGACTCTCCGGTACGGAGCTAGTAGCCGCTCGAAGCCGGTGAATAGCTCTTGGTCGGTTTTGGAGGACATGTATTGCGTCGGGGTTTGGACATAGCTAACCGTCTGACCGTTATCCGATACTGACGATATGGCTTTGTCCGCTTCCAGCGTTTTGTCTCCCTCGGTGCGTTTATAGACGCTGACTATTACCTGAGCTATTACACGAAGCATTGAGTCGGCTACTACCGTGTCATTTAAGTAGAGCAAGACGCGGTCATTGACGGTATCAACCACGAGGTCTAAAAGGTCACCAGCCTGAATATCGCTGTTGAGTGTCGTTACATACTCTTTAACGGTGGTTTTCTGCTCGTCAGTCACGTCTTACTCCTTAGTGTTTTCAGTTACTAGGCGGTCTTAGGAAGCAAAGCCAAGTTGGTGATTTTACCAACAGCCTTAGATGCCTTAACGACCGCGGCTGTAACCATTTCAACTTCACCGGTCTTAACTGCACCAGGTGTAGTGAAGTCGGGCAGGTAGTTTTCAACGACTTTCGAGCCATCCGGTGAAACACCGTGGACACCATCAAGACCGAGGCGAACAGCGTACAATGTCGTGTTACCGGTAACTGAGGTGCTTGGCGTGGAAGTTGCGATGATTGGGTTGGAAGTACCAGCCTTGTCGCCCATCGGGACTAAGACAGCGTTGCCATAACGGACAATCTGCTGGCCAAGTGCGTTGCGCTCAAAGGTGATGTTCGGTACATAGTCAGCGATGCTTTGGAAAGCAGCGAACAATGAACCGTTCATCAAAAGATGTGTTGGCTCGCCATCCATCTTGCTCACCAGCTGGCGTAGGGCATACAGGAAGTCGCCGTAGTTGGTCTTAACGTCGGCGGCGTTGTCCAGCAACAGGCTTGCGGCGTCAACAGTCGTACCGGCGGCAATAGCCTGGTCGATACCGTCGAATTGGCCTGCTGTACCGGCGTCACCGTTAATGAACAGGTCATTAAACAGCGCGATTGCAGCTTTGGCTTTCTGTGTAGACTGGAACTCAACCTCGTTCACAACTTGCGTTTCGTCTTTGGCGATAACGCGATCGATCTGGTATGAGCCACCGAGCGGGATTAGGTTAGTGGTGTACTGAGTGGTCTTAGCTTCCTGGCTGGTGTACTCAGCGTTGATTACGCGACCGGCAGCGGTTGGCTGGGTCGTGACGCGGTTATAGACATAGCTCAACGAGCGGCCGCCCTGGGGTTTTACAGTGTTATCAAACTGCAATGCGTCGAGCAGCGGCGATTTACGGAATTCGTCAATAACTGCATCCGTCAGTTTGTCTTGGCTCAGTGCTTGAGCGTCGGCAAGTGTTACTGCCATGGTTGTTACTCCTTAAATATTACTTTTTGCCGAACAGCAGTTCGCGGGTGTCTTTTTTACCGTCACCCTTGTTTTCGGCGGATTTTTCTGTCGGCGTATGACCTTTTAGTTTGTCATTCACCCCATCCTCAACTGCTTTCAAGTAGGCTTTTTCTAGTGCCTCGATGTTTTCCTTGGTTTTATCCGGGTCAACATCAACCACGAAGTCCACTAAAGTCGTTGAGATGTTTTTCTCTGCCAAGAGTTCGCGGGCGTCGGCCCGGTTTTCCCTGAGAGTAATTTCGCGCTCCCGGTCGGCGGTTTCCGCATCCCGTTTCTTGCGCTCCTCAGCTTCCTTTTCCTCGGCTGACAGTTTAGCTTGGCGTTCCCACTCGGCTCGCTCCTCTTTGAGCTTGTCGGCCAGCTTCTTTTCGAGCTTGGCTTCTTTCTCGGCCAGGGTTTTACTCAACTGCTTGTCAAAATCCTCTTGAGTAAAGGTTTTAGCTGATTCTTTTTCGGCCTTAGCAGCCTTTTTCTGCTCCTCAGCCTGCTTTGCAGCTTCGGCTGCTTCTTGAGCTTTCTTGGCTTCTTCGTCCATATTGTGTACCTCCGTTTTACCGCCGTCGCGTGGTTTTAATGGCAATAAAAAACGACCCGGCACAAATTGTGCTGAGTCGCGTTTTATTCTAAGCGGATTATATCATAAACCGTACAACTCCCGCCACTGTCCGTAACTGATATTCCCGATATACCTGTTCTTACCAGTAATAGGGTCGCGCATAATCCGCTCATCAGGTTCGTATTCTTGGCCTAAGTATGCCCGCTGGCAGCAGCGGCAATCGGGGTGAATTGGCGGCAGCGGCCCGTCGCCTACCGGGAAGCGCTGGCCGTCATACCCGGCACAAATATCATCAGTATGTGAATCGAGCGTCGCCACGAACACCCATTCGTCTATGCCGATGTTACGATAACTCTCGGTGGTGGCGGTCGTATTGAAATGCGCCGTTTCCGTCCGTACCAGCCGGGCAGCTTCCCAGCGCTTCACATTGTAGCGGTCTTTTATAAGCTTGGTGGTTTTAGTGTGGCTTTGCCCGGTAGTTGTAGCGCTTGCCAGTATGACTTTAATATCTCCGGCTAATTTGCCGGTGTTTTTCCAGATGCGGTCGGAGTAGTTGGAGCCGTAAAATTTGGCGCTTAGTATCTTATCGATAGTCGGTTGGTCGAGCCTGCTGAATGCCGGAGCGATGCCGGTTCCCTTGGATAGGTTATACAGGCTGTAGTAGTAGCTGGTTTCAATGGTAGCGGTGTGGGCTGTACCCTGGATAAGCTGCTGCTGCAGTCCGGCTTCATGGATTTTCAGCCACATTTGGGCCTCTAGCAGTTCCAGGCGGCTTAACCTGAACCCGTAGCCGTCCGGCAGTTCAGAAGCCAAGCCTGATACCGCTACCGCCTGCTTAAAGCGTCGGATGTCGCCATTGGGGGCCATTTGCCGAAGCGCTGTGGTATCGAAACCTTGCTCCTGGTAGTAGGTGGCATATAGCTTCTGGACTTCTTGAAGGGTGTACTTCTGGGCGTCACGGAATACCCGGTCGATAGCCTTGAGGTGCGCCAAACTTTGCTGCTCAACATACGTCAGCTGCTCCTGCGCCCGCTTTTCCCAGTAAGCGTTCGTGCGCTTGCGGAACGCCATTACGCTCTCTTGGTTACTTTGAGACGGCTTATATTGACGCCAGTTCCATCGCCGGCGTCATCACCACTAATTAGTCCTACCGATGTAACCGCACTATTGTTTAGATATGCCTCTAGGCGTATCACGGTTTCGCTGGTTACGGTAATTGGTACCTCAAGATTAATCTGCCCGAACTCAGCAATACTAGTTGTGCAGTTCGTGGCCACAAAATAGCCGGTCGAGTTCGGCACGACAGAGTCATCAGTCACGTTATAGAGCCGTCCTTGCACACCGTTTGAGCCGTCTGCGCTTGTTACCAAACCACCGCCAGCATTCATGTTGATTACATAATCGCCAGCTTCCGGTAGGGTTACGGACAAGCCAGTATCCTGCCACTGGTCATTTATGACCATGTAATAGCTTGGGGTAAGCATACTTATATCAAGTACGGTATCGCCGCCGGTAGAACCACCATCGCCACCCTGATTTACTGTCACTGTGTCGCCCAAGCGGACGTTAATAGGTTGTGCATCTTCGACTATAACTTGTATACCAGCCATGTCTACTCCCCAACGCGCCAGGTTATTACAAGCTTACCTCTTTGGATAGGCAGCGCTGGGATACTACTGGACTCTAGCCAAATATCATAGTAGTACTCGCCGAGATCAAGATCCGTGTCAGTGGGTGCCAATGTGATTGTTGCTTTGCCGGCCGTCGCATCGGTTATAGTGGCGGTCTTCGTTACTACTGCATCGACATCCGATAGTGTGCGCTTCACCGTAAACGTAATTGTCGCACCGGTAATGTCCTGAGCCGTGCCGTCACCTGTAGTAAAGGTCAGGTCGTATGCCTTGCTCTGACCTTTAGTAATGTATAGGTAAGTTTCGACTGGCTTGCTCATCCTGTTACTCCAGTATCGACGGATTTAGTGGATGAAAAGTTACCACTGGCAAAGTTGCTATTGGCTAGGTTGGCTTCTTTTTGCTTGGCTGCCTTATCGGCTTCTGCCGAGGCATCATTGACGAAAGATAGCTGGCCAATAAGGGTTTCGTCCGATACCATCCCCTCAAGATTGGTAATCATCTGACTAGTTTCAAAGTCGTTCTTAGGCAGCGAGCGAGTGAAGACTATCTCGACCTGCGGCTGGCCATTAATCTTACTCATCGTCGTCATCATCTTGGAGTAGAGACGGAAGCGGTCAAGCAGCCCGGCACTAAACTGGCGCTCCTTTTTCTTAGCGTTCCACTCTAGCGATAGGATTTTATATTTGAGCGACACGCCACTAGGGTTATTGCCAAACTTATCATCTGTGAAGTCCGGCGTTTTACTAAACTTGTGTATATCAGAGGCGATAACCTTGCGTAATACGTCGGTGTCGGCCTCGTTGATAGTCTTAACGATGTACTCTGCTTTAGCGTCAGAGGGTAAGCCGACTACACGGTTGTCTTTGATAGCTTGTCTATCTTCTTCGGTTAATTTGCCGCCGTAAAAGGCCAGAATAGCGTCCACTAGCTTTTCGCGATCGATGACACGGTCGGATTGCAGGATATTGTAAGCGTCAATCAGGCTAATAACCGGCTCATAGTCGCCCTTAAGCCGCTTGTTGTTCATATAGTGGATAACTGGCACTTCGCCGTAAAAGTGTGAGGTGTCGGCATTGTCGGGGTCAATTGCAAGCTCTTGCTTATTAAGCACTCTGTAGAGTGTCTGGTTGGGCGTCCAAATCGTCAGGGTATAAGAATCGGCAATGTCCTTACCTTTATCGTCAACAAGCTGGGCGTAGTAAATGGCATACATTTTATTATGCTTAAAGGTGTCGTCATAGGCTACGATGGTGTTATAAGGGCTTAACTTGGCGCTTAAAACAGTCGAGGTTTCGTCAACGAAGACATTTTCAAAAGCCTGGCCGAACATAGATAAATCTTCGCCGAGGTCGTTATCCAGCTCTGATATGGATTGAGTTTTGAAGTTATCCATTATTGGCTCGATGTTTTGTTTTTTATCGGCCTTGTAATCGACTGGATTACCAAGCAAGTAACCGACGTTGACATCAACGATGTACTGGGCGAAGTTATTGATTGTTAGTAAGTCATTTGGCAAGGTGCGGTTTATCTTAGGATCGTCGTCAACGTAAGATTCGAGTGTTGCAAAAGTCGCTTTATCGGCTTTATGGGCTTCAATTAACTGCGCCAGAATAGTGCCGGTTAGGTCGGTGTCTTTAGGGAGGGTGTAGATGGTGCGTTTGTTCATATTTTCGGCCAAATAAAAAAGCGGCCTGCCAAATTAGACAGTACCGCGTTTTATCTAGGTCTATTATATCACAAACTTATAAATTGTATGCGACGGTTACTGGTCATGCGTTCGTAAATGGTTGCCAGCACGTCCGGGGCGTCGTCGTGTGCATTCTTTCCGCCAGCCACATAGGATAACACCTGTTCGGCGGCTTCTGGGTACTTGCTTGTCCAGTTCGGGGGCATTAGCACGTTCTTTTGTACCCATGCGCTCGACGCTAAGATGCGGGCTTCCTTGTTGTGGGTCTGCGCCGTCCATTCCACCACCGTGCGTTTATTGCCGAGCGCTCGCAGTTCCCGCTCGACGTTGCGGGCGTAACCTTTACCGCCGTTGTTGCTTTCAAACTCGGCTTCTGTAATGTCTCCGGCGTGTATCATCTTAGCTACTTGTGGCTCAGTAATCTCAGCCTTTTTATTTGAGTGGTATATGTCGGTAACATACACCTTGCCCTCATGCTCCAGCCAGTTCCACGAGGAAAGGTAGTCTTTACCCTGGTCGGCCACGTCAGTGTTGTTCTTCTTGATTGGCACATCCGGTAGCGTAGTCCACTCCTCAAAGTCTCGGTACAATCTGCCCTCAATGTCCATCGGTTTCTGGTAGTAGTTAGCGGCGAATATCTCAGGAGCTAGGGTCTTTCTAACCTCATCAAGTTTGGTTCGACTCATAATAGCCGGTTCAAGTAGCTCGCCAGCCTCGTTTTCCACGGGGAAGTCAAACACCTCTACATCATCACCATAGAAGTCTATAATGCGACCGGATAAGTCACCTTTAGCCCACCGCTGCATAATGAATATGAACTTGTAATCATCGCCGTCAGCACGAGAAAACAGCGTGTTCCTATACCAGTTCCAGTACGCCTCTAGGTTGTTGGCATTGAGGGCGTCCAGAGCGTTCTTGATAATATCATCTATAACGAACACATCAGCCCTAGCGCCAGTTAGGGTAGAGGTTGGCGAGGTCGCCCGGTAGGTTGGCTCGGCACTCCCTCCAAGCTCCCACTTGCTCTTTGTAGCGAAGCCGGGCTTTATCCTGGTGTCTGGAAATATCTGTGGGTAAGGCGTACCATTCTTACCGACGTTTAGGCCCAAAACAGTGTCTCTAATTTGGCTAGAAAAGGTTTCGGCTAGATCGTGGGCGTTACTGGCCGATATGATACGCTTTCGGCTGTCTCTACCTAGCAACCACAGCACGAAGTTCTTGCCGGTGAATGATTTGTAGTGGCCGGGTGGCAAGGATAGCACCAGGTAGTGCTTGTCGCTGTTCTCATAGAAGTTCTGTAGGGTGTCTGCCACTCGCTTCAGAAGCTTTTTATCGTCAGTAAATACTTCAGGATAGAGTAATTGCTCAAACTCCCAAAAGTTACGTCTGGCAAGCTCGATCTTAGCACCAAGCCTTACTTCCTCTGGTATGTTGGCCATTACTTACCTGCTAGTTTGCGCAGTTCTTCGGTGGTCAGTGCATTGTAGGGGCTGAGGCTATCACCACCAGTAGTTACATCGTGCTTTTCACTAAACTCTGGGTCAGTCTTGGCAACGAACTTGGCGGTATCTTGAGCCAGCTTGATGTCCTCGCCATCTAGTGTCTTTTCTAGTATTTTTTTGGCTTTGGCAACTAGGTTTTTCTTGTCGGTAGGTTTTCCAACAATATCCACCACAATTTCTTGTAACCACGCAACGTCTTTGTCTGTTATGTTCTTAGCGTAGTTCTCTGAATATTTGGCGGCCATTGCGCTGGCGTATGCGTTTCCATAAGTCTTTGAGGTGGGAATATAATAGCGCATAGCAAAATCAATTTGCTGCGGTGTATAGTTTTTAGTCTCTGCTGGAGACTTAGCCATCAGAACAACCGTCCTACTAGCGGCAAGGATCGCAATATATCAACTATGCGAGTTCTAATAATAAATGAGGCTTCCCCCGCCGTTGCTGGCTTCTCGCCGTACTTCGCAACTAATGCATCTATCATGTGAGGAGTAAAGTACATCTCAGGCTGAGAATAGTAGTCACGCTTTAGTTCAATCAGTGTCTTCATTTTGCCAGCACCTAACCAACCACAACGGTATCGTTACAGTTTCGTCGCCCACCGTGATATACAGAAACTCGCCGTCTGAATGACAGCTTATTGAATCCATGGTGTGATAATACGCTACTCATCTGTTTTTGTAACTTGCTCTTGTTTTTCTTTCTTTGCTTTAGGCCGATCAATCTTGTATTCAGTCTTAAAGGCTACCAGCGCGTCTTTGCCAGTCACATCGAACTCAGTGCCGTAGAGTCGGACGGTTTCCGTCCCGTCTGTGTTTACTTGTGGGGATATTCTTTTAGACTGCATAATTACTCCTCCTCTTTCTTATAACCAAACGCAAACGCACTGCAACACAATCCATCGCCGAAGCGCTCCTTGAAGAATTGTTTGTTTTCTTCTCGGGTGTTCGGGTTGGCGTAGGCGCAGTGTAGCCCTTATGCACTTATAGATATAAACGTCTGGTAATTCCATATTCAATCCAACAAAAAAGCGGCACGCACATGGCGTGACCGCGTTTTACTACTCTAATCATACCACGAATAAAATTGCTGTTAGCTGTTGGGCCATGCTGGTAGCCTTAGAACCAATAGAGGGTGGTACCCCTGGCCCACAAGAAGGTGCTGGATACTTTTGGCGGGCCATAATAAAACGCGTTGCTCCAGCATGGCACAAATCAAGCTAACCTTTTAAGGTATTGGTCTTTTAAGTCTCGAAAGAAAAGTCAGTCGCTATCCTTAGAATATCGAAGCGAAACACAAAAGTATACCGCTTACACACAACTTTCTCAGAAAGTTACTTATACGGACACTTCCCAGCCGTATGCCCGAACTGGTGACATATGGGGCAGATTTTATTTGGCATACTCATATCTAATCCTCATTATGCCATAGTTTAGTTTGGTGGGCGGTCATAGCTGTTCCCCGATGTCATACAATTTGCCGCCGTTCGCTTCGAATGCTTCTCG